TATATTAATGTCTTAAGCGCCCAGGAGTACGGCGACATTGTATTATTATTTGAAAGTGGGCAACAAATTATGTTTAGTCCACAGCCCGCCATAAAAAAATTACGCAGAAAACTGAAAGATTTTGATGATAACGACCATTTACTTATGATGGGAGATCCAGCTGCAATGGGTATTGCATGCTGTGTTGCTTCTGATATAAATAGAGGAAGATTTAAAATACTAAAATGGGATAAAATCCAAAAAAGATATTATTCTGTTGCCGTAAACATTTATGAGAAAGGCGAAATAGATGACAATTAATTTTGAACAAGACGCAGTTACCAGTCTCGATCAAACTGATTTAAAGACAATCAGTGAATTGCTACATCAGCAATTAAAAATGGAAAGTAAAATTGAGGACTTGGAGGAAGAAGTTAAACTACGAAAAAAAGATTTATTAAAATTATCAGGCGAAATTATACCTCAAAAGATGGCAGAATTAGGAATGACTGCTACAGAAATGGCTGATGGTTCAAAAGTAAAAGTGGTAGAAGATTTATTTGTATCAATTCCCAAAGATGCAGACAAGCAAAGAGCCTGTCATGAATGGCTAGAAAACAATGGTTTAGGTGACATTATTAAAAATAGTGTCGGAATGAGTTTCGGTAAGGGAGAAAGCAGACAAGCAAAAGAATTGGAAGATGCAATTGCAAAGCTTGGCTTTATCCCTGAAGTAAAAGTTTCAGTGCATCCTTCGACACTGAAAGCTGCTTTTAAAAAGTGGCATGAAGAAGGAAAATCTGTCCCAGACAATATGTTTAATTTGTTTATCGGACAGAAGACAAAAATAACAAGAAAAAGTTAGGAGAAAACATGGCAAACGCTATAAAGAAAAAAGAAGCAACAAACGTTGTCGCATTTGATCCAAGCATGTTCGAACAGGACGCCAATGCTGGATTAGGAAACTTGGGAATGGAAGATCTTGCTATTCCTTTTCTTCGCATCTTGAGTGATACATCACCTCAAATCAAGAAGCGAGATCCTCAATACATCGAGGGAGCGGAAAGTGGAATGATCTACAATACGCTTACCAAAGAAATCTATGATGGTGTGAAAGGAGTCAAGGTTATTCCTTGTTCCTATCAGCGTCAATTGATTGAATGGATGGATAGAGGGAAAGGAACAGGAGCTCCTGTAAATATTCACCCAGCGGAAAGTACAATTCTTACGCAAACAACTCGTGATGATCAAAAGAAAGATAGGTTGGCTAACGGTAATTATATCGAAGATACAGCCAATCATTTTTGCTTGATTGTTAATGACAATGGAACTTCAAGTCAGGTTCTGGTTGCAATGAAAAGTACACAACGAAAGAAATCCAAACGATGGAATTCTTTAATGTTGGGATTAAAACTCAAGGGGGCGAATGGTAATTTATTTACTCCGCCTTCTTATTCTCACATCTATGTTTTAAAAACAATCGCCGAATCAAATGATTTAGGTGAATGGTACGGATGGGATATTACCCGTTTAGGACCAGTAGAGGATGGTGAGATATATGCACAAGCTAAAACATTTGCAGAAAGTGTGGCAGCTGGTGAAGTAAAAGTGAAACATGAAGAAGACAAGGTTGACACTGAGGAAAAAACTCCTTACTAAAGCTTAAGTTATATATTCTTTTAGAATGTGTAATCTTCGAAAATAAGAAGGGGTGATCTGTGGTAACCTCGCCCCTTCTTTAATGAATGAGAAAGATTTATGGACGTTAAAGAAAAATTTATTGAGATATTCAGCGGATTAGACCGCGCCTATGGACAAACCCAAAGCCGTCAAAAAAATGAGGCGGGGAAACTTGAGGGAAAGTCCTGGATTGAAAAAGCACCTCTCACCAAAGAAAAATGGTACGACCATTTAGAAGGTCGTGAACCAAGCCTTGGCATCATTCCTATTCGTGACGACAACACATGCAAGTGGGGAGCAATTGACATTGATTCCTATGATGGCCTTAGCCATAAAGATTTAATTAAAAAAATTGTCGAAAAGAAATTACCACTGGTTGTATGTAAATCAAAGAGTGGTGGTGCTCATATATTTTTATTTGTAAGCGAACCAGCCACTGCAAAAGAAATGCAGTTAAAATTAACAGAGATAGCCGCATGGCTAGGCTATGCTGATTCAGAGATATTTCCAAAGCAAATTGAGCTGAACCCAAAAGCCACAGGTAATTTTTTAAATCTACCATATAACCATGAAGAACACCCAACAAGATATGCGTTTGATGATGAAGGTAATGCATTAGGTACGTTAAAACAATTTATAGACTACTATGAAACAAAAGTAACATCGCAAGTTAGCAATGTTGTTATTCCCAAAACGATTGATACAAAAGAAGATTTCAAAGGCGCTCCTCCGTGCATTATAACTTTGGCTGAACAAGGGTTCAGTGAAGGATCTCGAAACCAATGCCTCTTTCAAGTGGGTGTTTATCTACGACAGAGATTTCCTGATAAAATAGAACAAAAATTAGATGAATATAATTCAAAATACTTTAAACCTCCTCTTCCCTCCCGTGAAGTCTTAACTATTTTAAAGCAAGTTCACGATAAAAAATATTTTTACCGATGTGAAGAGCCAACCTTTAAGGCGGTATGTCAAAAAATGAAATGTAAATTACAAAAATTTGGAATAGGAAATGCAGCTTCAGATGATATTTCCAGTTTGAAGAAGTTTATTTCTGATGAACCTGTATATGAACTAACACATAATGGAAAAGTTATTTCTTTAACATTAGATCAATTAGCTGATCATCCCGCTTACCGAAAGGCATGCATAGCACAGGCAAACATCAGTCCTAAGCCTATGAACCCTACGCTATGGGCGGAGATGGTTGATAACCTGCTTCAAGAGATGGAAGAGAAACAAAACTTTGTGGAAATGCCATCAGAAGTTACCATTCAAGGACAATTCTTAAATCATGTACAAAATTTTATCCATAATACCAAGGGAGCAAAAGACAGGGATGATATTAAACTTGGACAAACTTATCAACTAGAAACCAATTATGTATTTAAACCAGAATCCTTCAGGGAATTTTTAAAAACAAAAAGATTCTCCAAGCTAACGGAAACACAGCAAATGAAAATGTTTCAGTTAATGGGGGGAGTTACACATAAATTAAAAATAGAGGGAAAATCAGAGCATTGCTGGTCTATTCCTACAACCATTGAAACATCTATCTATAACTTAAAAGATAGACGCTTTAAAGAGGAGGACCCTTACTAATGAAAAAAAATGTATGGAGTAAAGACGGAAAGCGTACGGTTAATATGTATCCTGAGAGTTTGAAGGAAGTCACTTTTGGATTGAATCTAGAATACTCTCTTAAGAAAAAATATTATTGGACAACAACACAAAAGAAAAAATTATTTTCTCCCACCAGGGTTATCAATCTTACAGCCGACAAGTCAGGACTGGCTGCTTGGCGCAGGCGTGTGGGAGAAAAGGAAGCTACCCGGATTGTGGAACTTTCTGTGGACATTGGAAAACTAATGCATGAGTATTTAGAAAATTCGGTTAAAAAAATGACTAATTGGCGAGGACTAAATCAGCCTCCTCTCGTAGCAGCAAATAAAAGAGAGAATGCTCCCTTTGCAATGGAGCTTGGAAATATTCTTTTGGAAAAAGGATTAAAAAATAAACTGGAAGAAGTCTGGGGTATTGAGGATAAGCTATACTTCGCTAAACATTTTAAGGGAGTGGTAGACCTGGTGGGGCTATATGAAGGATCACCTTCCATTATTGATTTTAAGCAAAAAAGAAGTCCGCAGAAAAAAGAATACATTCTTGATTATCTGACACAGATGGCGTGCTACGGAATGGCATACAACTGGATGTATAAAACAAATATTAAACAGGGAGTGTTACTGATGGTGACGCACCAGAAAAAATTTCAACGTTACATACTAAAAGGACGGGAATGGAATCACTTTTGTTTGGATTTTATTAAAAGACTGAAACACTGCATCAAGGAAAGGGACAAGAATGATTAGAAAATTATTTAAAAAATATTTGTTGCATATTTTATTGTCTGACAAGGAAGTTAGACGGATACTGAGGCAAGTTGTTTTAACAAGCATAGGAGATAATGATGGAAAATCCTAAATGCAAGGGACATAAGTGCGATAAGGACGCAACCATTGAAGACCCAAAGGATCATTTCTACTGTGATGAATGCTATAAATTTTATAGCTACACCAGTAAACATTACTGGAGTCATCCAGATGCAAAGGGATATAGTGATAAAAAATAAACTTAAACATTTGGATCTCTTTAGCGGGATCGGCGGCTTCTCGTTGGCTTTGGAAGCCACGGGTGGCTTTGAAACAGTGGCATTTTGCGAGATTGAAGAATTTCCAAGACAAGTGCTGCAAAAGCATTGGCCACATGTTAAACAATATAAAGACATAAAGGAGCTGACGTATGACAAAATCAAAGCAGACGGAATTGGATCTATCGACATTATCACTGGAGGTTATCCTTGCCAGCCTTTCTCCCAAGCAGGCAGAAAAAAAGGTGAGCAAGATCCGCGACACCTCTGGCCAGAGTATTTTAGGCTTATCAAAGAGTGTCGGCCGACTTGGGTCATTGGAGAGAACGTTAGTGGGCATCTTAAACTCGGTCTCGACTCCGTGCTCACGGACCTGGAGAGTGAAGGTTACCACACACGGACGTTTAGTATTTCAGCTGCTAGCATCGGCGCCAACCACAAAAGAGAAAGAGTCTGGATTGTGGCAAACGCCAACGGCAGTGGGAATCAACCAGAGAAGTCAGGAAGCTCTCGAAAGAAAAATGAAAAAGAGACTGGCAATAGGAAGAACAACAGTTCCTCCTGGTTCCCTGATGGAGCAGATTCAACTGTCACCCAACAAGGATCAGAAACCCCAATGGAATCTATGGAGAACACCCGACGCTCACTGCGACAGGGGACCTTCATCAGAGAAAAGAATGAAAATGAAATTGAAAAAGAAAATGCCGATCTCGCTCAACGACCAGGTGAAGCATCCAAATCTCATGTGGCCAACGCCATCAAAGGGAATGTGGAAGCAGGACGTGAACGACAACGGGAGATACGCGAGGGACATCAAGAAGAAGGGTTTCCAGGTGATGCTTCCAGCGGCAGTGAAGATATGGCCAACGCCAAGAGAGTTCATGCACAAGGACAGCACGACGGACAGGGGCAAAGGCAACCTTGGGGAGAAAGTTGGTGGACAGTTGAACCCGACGTGGGTCGAGTGGCTCATGGGATACCCGACAGGGTGGACAGACTTAAAGCGTTAGGAAATAGTTTAGTCCCGCATATTCCCTATTGTATTGCCCTTTCAATCCTGGAGGCGCTTGATGCATAGACACATTGTTATAGGACCGCCAGGAACAGGCAAGACAACCTATCTTAAAAAACAGGTGGATAATCTTGTTCACAATAAGATTTGTTCTCCTCAAGAGATTGGATACTTTAGCTTTACGGTTAAAGCTGCGGAAGAGATACGAGACAGGGTGATGGGAAAAAAGAAATGGAGCAAGGATGAAATGAAAGCAATGTTTCCTTATTTCAGAACACTGCACTCCTTAGCCTATGATCGCTTGGATCTCAAGCAGGCGCAAATTATGAATGAATATGATTACACTCTCTTGAGTGAGAGAACAGGAAATGAATTTGTCAACCGAATGAAAAAAGGAAACGGTGTTGACATCTCGATGCCCACGGCCAAAAGCGAATATCAGGACATCATTAATCTTTCCTATGCAAAGTATCCCAACGATGAAGACAGATTGGATAAAGTTTTCAGACACGTAAAAATTAATGACTACGGCGCACGGGACAAGATAAAACAAATGGCGCTTGATCTTTCCAATTATAAAAAAGACAAGGATAAATATGAATATGTTGATTACTTTATTAGATTCTTGGAAGAACAAAATCCGCCTAAACTAAAATACTTGTTTGTTGATGAAGCACAAGATCTCAGTGCGCAGCAATGGGAAGTAGTTGATATGATTCAAGAGAAATCAGGTGCAGAGAAAACTTACATAGCAGGTGATGATGACCAGGCCATCTTCAGGTGGGCAGGTGCGGACATAGAACATTTTATAGCTATGGCTAAAGATGATACCAACACAATCATTCCCCTTACGCAATCACACCGCATTCCTGTAAGCGTACACACTATTGCCACAAAACTTGCACAGTCAATATCCCAACGAATCCCAAAAGAATACAGGCCTAGACCTGAAGAAGGAATAAGAAAAATCTTAAATATCAGACCTTTAAACAAAGGAATTCAGGAAGGAGAATGGTTAATTTTATGTAGAACACACGAAATTGTTAAGTCCGTATGTGAGGCACTCGAACAGTTTGGATGGCTTTATAAACGCTATGGGCAGTCCGTTGTCAATCTGGAATACATTACAGCGATTAAAGGTTGGACAAGATTATCGCGCGGTGAAAAACTGTCAGGAGTTGTTTGTCAAATTATTTATAAGTATATGGACAGCTCC